CCAAGTGGATGAGTTTAGATGAAATAGAAGAAACTTACGGGCAGAAAAAAGCAGATCAACTTCGTGTAGCTGTTGAACAAGGTTCAGCATTAGGTACAGATTCTGTAGAACACGAAGAAAACAGATACGGTGATACATCTACTGGGGTAGAGTATAACCAAGGTAACACTTCTAACCCTGAAGAAAATCGTGCGTTACGTTCAGTACGTGTTATAGAACGTCAGTACTATAAATTAAAAGAATGTATGTTTTATGTAGATAGCGTTACAGGTGACATGCGAGAAGTGCCGTATGCTTGGAGTAAAAAGAAAAGAGAAGCTTTTGCAGATGATTTTGGTCTAGAAATACTTACAAAAACGGTACGTAAAGTGCGTTGGACAACTACAGCAGACACAGTTGTACTTAATGATACTTGGTCGCCATATGATCATTTTACTCTAGTACCTTATTTTCCATACTGGAGACGAGGTAAACCTTTCGGTATGGTACGAAACCTTATTTCTCCACAAGAACAATTAAATAAGATTAGTTCACAAGAACTGCATATAGTAAATACCACAGCAAACAGTGGTTGGATTGTAGAAACAGGGTCGTTGCAAGGTATGACTGCAGATGACCTAGAAGAACATGGAGCAGAAACAGGTCTGGTATTAGAATTTAACAGAGGGTCTAGTCCTCCTGCTAAAATTCCTCCTAACCAAATACCTACAGGTTTAGATCGTATTGCACAAAAAGCTGCTTCTAATATAAAAACTATAAGTGGTATTAGTGATGCAATGCTTGGTACAGATAGCCCTGAAGTTTCTGGTGTTGCTATTCAACAGAAACAAAATCGCGGAGCTATGATGATTCAAGTTCCGTTAGATAACCTAACTAAAACTAGGCAGTATTTAGCAGAAAAAATTCTTAATCTTGTTCAAACTTACTACACAGAAGAACGTTTAATACAAATTACAGACGAACAAGACCCACAAAAACAACGTCAACCTATGCGTGTAAATCAAATGACACCTGAAGGTATTATACTTAATGACTTAACGTTAGGTGAGTATGACGTTATTATAAGTACAGCTCCGTCAAGAGATACATTTGAAGAAATACAGTTTGCAGAAGCTATTGCATTACGTCAGGCAGGTGTTCCTATACCAGACGATCTGATAGTAGAGTACTCGCATTTAGCTAGAAAAGGAGATATTGCGGAACGTATACGTGCAATGCAAGGTACAAACCCGCCAACTCCAGAACAAGCTCAAATACAACAGTTCCAAGCACAAGCGGCGATACAAGCTACGCAGCTTGAGATTGCTAAGCTTGAAGCTGAAATTCAATTACTACAATCACAAGCAGAAAGTAATATGACGAAATCACAAAGTAAAATGGCAGAACCGCAATTGAAGGTTGCAGAAATGCAGAGTAAAATGGCGATAAAACAGGAAGAACTAGCTCTACGTGAAAGGTTAGCATCAATGACTAATGACGTTAGAACTGGACAAAGTGAAACTCAAGCAGCGTCAAAAATTGCCGTTGCAGCAATGAAGCCTACAGGAGGGCGTAATTAATGGCTAAAAATAAAAAAGAAGCTAAACCAACAGATGACATAGTAATGGATTCTATGCCAGGTGGCGATGTAAAAACAAAAGAAGAAATTGAACCTTTTCAAGTAGATTTAAACTTTGAAGATGCTCCAGCAGAAGAACCTGCAGAAGAACCTGCAGAAGAACCTGCAAAAGAAGTTGTAGCTAAAACTGAAGTTGAAGAAGAAGTTGTAGCTGAAACTGAAGCGGAAGAAGTTGTAGAAGAACCTGCAGCTGAATTTATAGAAGACACAGTAGAGTTTCCTGCAGAAGAAGTTGTAGAAGAAGAAGTTGTAGAAGAAGAAGTTGTAGCTGAGGAAAAACCTAAAGCTCCAATGGTCCCTAAATCTAGACTTGACGAAGTTTTAGCTAAAAATAAAAAAATGCAAAAACGTATTGAAGAAATAGAACAAAAAGAAGCAGAAGCTAAAGAAGCTGCTCCTACTTATGATTTTGATGTTAAAGAACAACAGTATCAACAGCTTATATTAGATGGTGAGTCGGCTAAAGCGGTAGAACTACGTAAAGAAATACGACAAGCTGAAAAAGACGCCATGATGTTTGATATACAAAAACAAATGGGTCAAACAGTACAACAAAACCAATCTCAGCAAGAGCTACAAGCTAAAGCTGCGGAAATTGCTAGTACTTTTTCTATATTAGATGAAAATTCTGCAGATTTTAATGAAGATTTAACTAGAGAAGTAATGGACTTACGTGATGCTTTTATTGTACAAGGTTATGAGCCCGCAGATTCGTTAGCTAGAGCTACTGAATACACTTTAGCTGTAAAACAGCCTGAGTTGTTAAAACCTTCAGAAGCTAAAGAAGCTACGCAGACCAAGAAAATAGTAGAGAAAAAGCAAAAAGCTAACGTAAAAAACAAAATAGCTGCAGCTAAAGCACAGCCACCAGCACTAAAAGGTGAAAGTGCTTCTGCTCGTGGAGACAAGGTTACAAACATAAATACACTATCCGATGATGAGTTTGGTGCGTTGCCAGATGAAACAGTAAGACGATTACGTGGTGACTTTGGATAAATTTGTGTTAGGATTATAGTTAATTCGTCTGTTAGAACGATATCTAACCCAGGTCGTTTAGGTAAAAAAACGTTATTCGCCTACTACGGCGTTAATCTAGTCGAAGTCGTAATCGTTAAAATACGAAAACGTATCCCAACGATATAGGGTATACGGGTTATATCGCCCCAGAAGCCGATTAAGTTTTTTTTAATTTTAATCTTTTTGAGGATATAAAAATGGCAAATACTAACTTTGCATCACTGACTAGCGAACAGCTTACTATCTGGTCACGTGATTTTTGGCGCGTAGCTCGAAATATGTCCTTCATTAACCAATTCGCTGGAAGTGGTCCTAACGCTATGGTTCAGAGAATATCTGAACTTACCCAGTCTGAAAAAGGCGCAAGAGCAGTACTTACTCTTCTTGCTGATATGACAGGCGATGGTATCGTTGGTGACAACTCTCTAGAGGGTAATGAAGAAGCATTAAGAGCGTACGACATAGTTACTCAACTCGATCAACTAAGATTTGCAAACCGTCTTGCGGGACGTCTTGCTGATCAAAAATCAGTTGTTAACTTCCGTGAGCATTCACGAGATGCACTTGCATACGCAATGGCAGATCGTATCGACCAACTTGCGTTTTTGAGTCTATCAGGTATTGCATACACTCTTAAAAACAACGGTGCGTTGAGAGGTGTCCTAAACACAGGACAAAACCTTGGGGATCTTGCTTTTGCAAGTGACGTATCAGCTCCTACTACTAACCGTCACAGACGATGGGACGCGACAAGTAAACTTGTAGCTGGAGACGTTACTGCTGTAGCAGCAGCCGACACAATTACTTACGAATGTATTCTTGCTCTTAAAGCTTATGCTAAAGATCAATACGTACGTGGGTTACGTGGTGCTGGTAATGAAGAAGTGTATCACTTGTTTGTTACTCCACAAGTAATGGCTGACCTTAAACTTGATTCAGACTTCCTAGCTAACGTTAGAAATGCTGGAGTTAGAGGACCAAACAACGAGTTGTTCTCGGGTTCTTCTAGTTTAATGGTTGATGGTGTGATGGTCCATGAGTTCAGACACGTGTTTAACACAAGTGGCGCGACTTCAGGAGCATCAGCTAACGCTGGTTCTAACGGATACAAGTGGGGCGCTGATGCTGACATCAACGGTTCTGCATGTCTATTTGTTGGAGCACAAGCTCTTGCTATGGCAGATATTGGTCTTCCCGAAATAGTTGAAGATGTATTCGACTACGGAAACCAGAATGGTATCTCAATTGGTAAGATCTTCGGAATGAAGAAGCCAGTCTACTATTCTGATCATACTGGTCAGAACGAAGACTTTGGTGTTATTCGTTTAGACGTTGCATACTAAGTAGCAGCATGGGTGGCTTAATTAACTTTGTTAAGGACGGCCACCCCCTTTTTAATATACTTTTTCCTACGGAGGGAAAATGAAAATAACAGCAAATAGAGATTTACACGTAACTACAACATGGGGAGCTTCTATCTTTCTTACTGCAGGTGAAACTAGAGAAGTAGGAAACGACATGGGACTACAAGCATTACAGCAAGGTGCTACTGAGGTTGTTGAAAAAGCAAAACCAGCAGCTAAAAAGAAAGTAACAAAGAAAAAAAGAGCCAGAACTAAAACTGGTCACTACCAAGCTGATGATCCTAGTACTCCAGATGTAAACGAAGCATATGTTGAGGTTGAAGAAGAAACTAAAAAGTAGAAGGTAAGATATGGCAGCAGGTACATTAACAGGTGCAAACCTAATACTTCGTATAGAAGATTCGCTACAAGATTCTACAAATGTTCGGTTTCCTGAAGCAGAACTTCTGCGTTACATAAATGACGGGCAACGAGAAGTTGTAAACATAAGACCTGATGCAGCGGCAGATCATTCTAATATTGCTCTAGCTGTAGGTACAGAACAAGTTATTCCTGATACAGCATCACGTTTAATAAAAGTTGTACGTAATATGTCTGCAGCAGGAGGTAGTGCAACAGGCAAACGTGCTATTACACTAGTTGATATGGATATCATTAATGCTCAAGATCCAGATTGGCATGACCCTACTGTAACTGGTGATTCAGCGCACACTACTACGGTTAAACATTACATGTTTGACGAAGATGACCCACGTAGATTCTATGTTTACCCAGGGGCATCAAGTACTAGTACTTTTGTAGAACTTGTTACATCAAGAAATCCAACTGATTTGTCTAGTACCAGTTCTACTATATATGTAGATGATATGTACGGAAATGCAATTGTAGATTTTGTTTTGTACAAGTGTTATTTAAAAGATGCTGAATTTGCAGGCAATATGGCTATGGCACAATTACACTACCAATTGTTTATGTCTAGTTTAGGTGCAAACTCACAAGTACAATTTGGGTTAAGTCCTAATCAAGACGCTCGTAGTAATGCACTTGCTTCTCCTCAAAACTTACCTTCAGCAGGATAAACTATGGCTACATTTGATTCGTTACTAAAAGAAATACTACCTTACGTTCCAGGTTGCCCTGAAGGGTTAGTTAAATCTAATCTACGTTCAGCAACAATAGAATTTTGTGAAAAAAGTAAGGCTTTTGTATATGACTTAGATCCTATATCAAGTACATCAGGTATATATGAGTACGAGTTCGACCAGCCTGTAGGTACGTCTGTGCATAGTATACTTTGGGCAATATACGATGGAGAAGACTTAGACCCTATAAGCCCTAGAAGTTTAGAACTTAATTTTCCAGATTGGAGAGATAGGTCTAGTACACCTAAAGTATATCTACAAAAAGACGCAAATAAATTTTGGTTAGTACCAGTACCTAATGCTACTTTAACTAATGCTATACAACTGTCTGTAGCACTTAAACCAACGCGTACTGCATCTAACATAGATACATCGTTTTCAAATGACTACAGAGATGGCATTTTGTACGGCACGTTGTACAGACTTTTACGTTTACCATCTAGAGCATGGACAGATATATATGCGTCTGCAGATTATCTAGGATTATTTAATCAACAAGTAGCCGAAGCAGAACTACGAGCTCGCAGCGGAGACTTAGGTGTACGTAGGCTTGTTAAATACCGAGGAGTGGGACTTACTAAACGTAAGCGTTATAAAAAATACGGAATGGAGCTTGATTACTAATGACTGCTAATGTTGTAAATATACATAAGAATTTCGATATCCCAGAGTTTACTGATATTCGTACTTGTTGGGATATGGTACGTGAAGGTATTGAATTTATTTTAGAACAAAATTCTCATTTAACATACAAACCTGAAGACGTGTACGCCGAGTGTGTAGCAGAAAAATCTATGCTTTTTGTATCGCCTTTAGGGTTTGTGGTGCTTTCTGTACAGCAAGACCCGTATTCTGAAGAAAAAATATTAGTAGTATGGATTGCTTATACACACGAAAGAGGTAATAACAATTGGTTAAATCATATAAGATGGTTTGAAGGAATTGCTGAATATTGTGGGTGTAGTAGCATTGAAGCACAATCCGCAGTATCAGACTTAGGGAAATTTTTAGATAATACAGGTTGGACAAAAGAAACTACAATATATAGAAGAAAGGTGACATTAGATGGGAAGTAAAACAAGAGCTCCTAGTGCAGAAGACTACAAACCTACTGACACAGAAAAAACAGCAGCGGCTATTGCAAAAGCAGACGCAGATTACTTTGAGCGTACGTATGACCCTTTGCTAGTAGAAATGAGAGATAAAGCTGCTACAGAAGATGTAGCTAGTACAATCAGAGGCAGAGCAGGAGCAGATACTATGCAAGCTTTGACCAGTAATCTAGATTTAGGTGTAGCTCAAAACATGGGAGCTGCGGCAGACTTAGCTACAGGGGCTGTAGGTCAGATGTTAGCTGCTAATGTAGCTTCTAAAGACGCAAAGATAACGCAACAAACAGGTGTACTTGGCACAGCTAGAGGCCAACGCGCTGATACAGGGGATGCTTTGTCTCAAGCAGCTAGAATGTCAGCAAGCACAGATTTAAACAGAATACAGAATAAACAAGCTGTACGTAGAGCAAGACGTGGGGCGCTTATGGATACAGCTTCAGCAGCAGCTAGTCAAATGGGATCAAACTTAGCAAGAACAAGCGAATTAAATAGGATTAACCCAGGATCCGTAAACCCTAGTATGTTTACAAAAGTATCACAAAACCCAACAACAATGGGTGGGCAAACAGGGTATCAAAGCTACGGACTTGGAGGGTCTAAGTTTATCCCTCTTGTTTCTAATAGGTTAACTGACCAAGAGTACAACGATATGCAAGGTTTTGGACCAGGAGTTAGCTAATGGTATACGGCGGAAAAGAACCAGAAGAAGCAATACTCTCTCCAGTTAGAGGTCGAGACGCGGATAGACAAGACCGTAGACGTAAACGTAGAGAACGTAGGCAAGCAGATCAAGCACAACAAGCTGCGCCTGTAACTTCTGGAGATTCTATTGGGACTTTAAATTACGCTAATACTAAGAGTAATTTTACAGCAGATCAATTACCTGAAGTAAGTGACCCAGATGCAACTTACGCAGATGTTGTTGAAGGACAATACGAATCTTATGTTCAAAATTTTAGAGACTTTGAGAATGCTTTGATTGCTTCTAGAGACAGTACAGATTTAATAGATGCTGCTAGAGAAGATACTCCACAGCAAATTGCACTAGCAGAAGGTATCGCAAAACGTAACCGTGAACGCTATGGCTATCGTCCTACTGCAGTTGAAGCACAAGAAATGCAACGAGAAACTCAGCGAGGAGGAGCTTTAACGCTTGCTGGTAGTGTTAACAACGCACGTTTAGCTCAACGTGATGCAAATCAAAGACTTTTAAGTGATTTAATTAATATAGGACAAGGTGTTAATCGCAGTTCGTTATCTGGTTTAGGTAGCGCAGCTCAAAATGCAGCTCAAAGACAAACAGCTTTTCAAAACGATAGAGCTGCTTATAAAAGACAGTCTGCAGGTTTTCTTGGGTCTTTAGGTAAAACACTAGCTTCATTTATATAGGTAAAGATTATGGGTTTATTAGACACTATTTTTCAAGTTAACGCTCCTAGAAGTAGCGCGTACTTAGATGATCTTAAATTTGCAAAACAAGAAGATGCTGAGCTTGCAGGCAATGTAAGAATAGAACAACAAGTAGTTAGAGATGACCTTCTTACAGCGATAACTAATAATCGTATGGAAGATGGAAGTATGGTGTCTGAGAATGCGTTTTTTAAACAAAACCCAGACGCATTTAATAAACTTAAACAAAAAGTTGAGAATAGTAACGACCCTTATTCTAAATTAACTGTTACTGATATAACATCAGTTCTTGGAGAAGATAAAGCAGGAAAGTATCTAAATGATACAGGACTTTCGGGAACTTTTTTTGGTGCAGGAGCTCGTTTAGATACAGATCAAAGTAAATTTGTTCTAGACCCAAATGATGGAAAATACTACATAGAAAATCCTACAGTCCGTGTTTTCGACAAAGAAAAAGGAAGATTTTATTCAGCTCCTGCTACTAGAGGAGGGGTAAAAGTAAGTGAATTATTTAAACAAGGACAAGATAAAGCCGTACAAGATGCAATTTTTGAACGAGTACCATTAAGTTTTGTAGATGAATTAGATGAAGATTATAGAAATGAAGTCCAAGGCAGAACAGGTGGAGACAAACGTCTTACTAGACTAGGAAGACCTTTCGGCGGAAATAAAGACAGAGCTGCTATAGAACAAGGTTTTATAGATAGAGGAGACACTATAGATTCTCGTAGAGAAAAATCTGAAGAGTTACGCGGTAAAATAACTGAGATTGAAAATCAAAGTAGACAAGCTCGAGTACAAGAGTTTGAGGACAAAGCTTTAAAAGATTACGACTTTTTATCTAACCCAGTAGCTGTAGGTATGGTAGGAGAATCAGGAGTTGGAAGAACTTTTAAAACAGGGAATAATTTTGCTAACTCTATTTTAAGTTTATCTGCAGAAGAACTTGCTGAACAGGCACCTGATTACAGGAACCAACCAAATACTAACCCTTTTTATGCACCTGATAACATTTTTAGTAATTTAGATTCGACAACACAAAAAGCTCAAATAAGAGCAAGAGCAAACGAAGTAGATAGAATAAACTTTGAAAAAATGCTTGCTGAAGGAGGCGACAAGTTCTTACAATTTGGTCAAGATCTAGACCTTATACTTTCAGGAGACGCAACAGCACTTAAGGGCGCACCCGCTGGGTTTAGAGATGAAGCAGAAGCTGTAAATAGATTCTATGAAGCTCAAGGAATAAATAAGCTATTCGATGAAACCCCATTTCCAAATTTTTTTGACGCTCTTAGTCCAGACAGTTCTGCTACTCTTAGTGGGATAATGACTGCTGATAAAGACCAGTTAGCAGCTCAAAGAAGCGGAGATAGATCTGAAATAACTAAACAGTTACTAAAAGGTGATCTTGTAGATAATAAATTAATAAAAAGGTTTCAAGAACGTCCAGATATTATGCAAGAGTTTATGGCTGACCCTAAACAGTTTGCTCTTAAATATCAAAATGACGATAACGGATTGTACGGACCTCGTAAAAATACAAGCGTAGTAGATGCTTCTATGGCTAAAATGGATGGTAGACAAATTACTGATGCTAAAGAGGCTTTAGAAGCAGGGGATGTTGCTGCTATTCGTAGGATTGCTTCAGAAATGGACGCTCTTAGTGACAAAGAACAACGTGCTCTTGTAGCAGATATAAACAGAACTGGAGGAGACTACGGCAGAACTTTAGAGCCTGAACGTATAGCTTTGTATTTTTCCATGTTAGGTTCACTCCCACAAGATTCTCAATTATTTGAGGTTCTTACTAGAGGGGACAATCTTACTAATATGATTCAGTATGGAGTGTTTGATTTTGATAGAGAAAAACTGCTTTTAGAGCAACAGAAAGAAGGTAGGTTAGGTAGAACAGAAGCAAAACAGACCGAAGTTGATTTTGATGATGCGTTTGTAAGAGGACAAATTTATGATGAAAACGGCAATCTCAAAGATACACCTTTACTTAATCAAGCTGCTTTAGAATTAAAAGCACCTTTTGAAGATCTTATGAGGTTACGTAGAAAAGGACCTTTAAGTGAGCCAAACGACATTACCTTAAACAGAGTTCTTACTTATAGACTTGCAATTATAAATGAAAATATTAAGCAACAAACGGTACCTAGTTTTATAAAAGAATTCTTTACACTTGGTCTTGCAGAAGGA